ATACTATTTATGATATTTACAGCATTTTGTGTCATTTATACGCAATAGTTATAATACCAGTGTGTCTAAAGGCTGTTTAACTACTCTTTTGTTAGGGTTATACTTTTTACCCTTTCTTTTTAGATTCTTTGCCGCTCTTTTCTTTGCTAATTTCGCTTGACTCATTGCCATTGTTTTTCTCCTTGTTAAATATTTTATCCCAGTTGTCAGCGTATGCTTTATTGTTAGTGTTACGCCTTTGGGAACCTTTGCCACCGTGCCATTGTTTAGTCATCAATTAAGTCTTCAAATTCTAAATCAGCAGGTGATATTTCTTGCTTACCAATTACTCCATAACGACTGCAATGCCTTGCTACTTGTAATTGTAATTCTTCTGGGGTGTTGGCACAAAAGTTTGCTACTGTGGTAAATGTATCACCTTTACCTGTGTTATATGTCATTCGATACATTACATCGTGTGCTATGTTATTCATAGTTTTCCTTGTTGTGTGTTGTTTGAGTGCTTTCATTATGTTTAATCTGTTGCCACTGCCTCTACTGCCGTGTATGTGTATAATTTTAGCATCATTTATAGAGATGCCATTAAAATCGTTATCGTTTTCTGTGTTACCAGTTACTAATTGATATGCTAAACCCGGGTTTAGGTGGTCTTCTAACACACTACCGTTACTCCACAGCATATCATTGTATATTCGCTGTTCGCTATCCCAATGCGTTCTATCCATATCAGTAAATCCAGCATCACCAATAGCCCAAGTATCTTCGCTCATCCCACTAGGATAATATCTTATGCCACAGTTGAAGAAATGTTCAAAAACATAAGGATGTTGATCAAGACTGCGTGGATCTGTGTAGTTAAACATTTTAAATTCATCAAATTCTCCAAATATCTTTAGTGGTTTAGTAAACAATACATCTGCGTCTACATACAGTATGTTGTGTCCTGCTTTCCACAACTCTCGCACTTCCCAATAGTGCTTTTCAAATGCTGTTCTAATATCAGTAACAGTGCCTGTGTGTACTACAATATCATCTAGGTCTTCAACATACTGCACAGCACTGTCTTTCATTACTTCAATCATTTCGCTATAGTTTTGTTCTAGATCGGCTTCGTTTGACCTATCGCCATACCATTTGGTGTGGTCTTCTACAGTGTAAAACTTGGTTACAATTATGTTCACACAGTTACCCACCAAGTAGCATATTCTTCGTCTGTGGTGTGTAGTTCTAAATCGTATTCCTCAACAAATTCGTTTACTGCTTGTATAACACCGTATATGTGTCCTTTCTGTGGGTTGCCTTCAGTGTAGTCGTGTCCACTTAGTATACCACCTGGCATTATTTTAGGATACCAAGCGGCTATATCATTCTTTACAAAGTCATAACTGTGATCACCATCTATGTACACAAAGTCTAAACTGTTATCATCAAATTGTTTAGCGGCATCAACACCTTTTTCTCTTAACAGTGTAGCATAAGGGTTTCTAGCAAATTCACCTGCTACTCTCATATACAAGTTGTTTAGGTTTGTTTGATTAGCAAATTCAACAGGATCAGGTGCGTCACCATATTCGTCGTGTAACAAGTAAGGATCAACTCCATAAAATTGTAGCGGTTCTATACTGCTCATTATAATGCGTGAGTATTCACCTCTCCACACACCTACTTCTATTGCTGTGGTTACATCACCTAGTTGTGGTTTAACTACTTCTCTAAGCCATTGATTTCTATTCATCTGTGTATTTCCCGTTTATTTTTACTCTGTAATTCTTTGGTGTTTCGTCTTTGGTGCCCCAGTCTATCTTGTCAAAGTTTTCTTTGTACTCTGGTGAGTTATCAAAACTGCTTATACCACTGCTTGGCTTAAACCCTTGTTGTATATCACGCAACTGTCTTAGTGCAGGATTACTTGCAATTGTTTTTTCATTCTTTTTCCACGCACTACTACCTTTTTCAGGTGGTGCATTACTAGGAGTCTTGGAGTCTGTCACTTTGTTCATTTCTCTTATTGATTTCACTGCCATAACCTGCTAACAAACATAACACAGTGGCTATGTTCCAGTATGGGTTAAGTAAGCCTAACATAGTGCCCCACAGTAAACTAAGTCCTGTGAGTGTCATTGTGTTTAGGGTGTTGGTTTGATGGGTGCTTTCTTTGTTTAAGTATTCTGGTAACTTCATATCTTTATCCTCTATAATTTGAACCGGTGTTTCGCCTAATTGCGTGGCCTCTGGTTTGTATATCTTGCCTTATTGGGAACATACTGTTTATAGCATATCCCAGTGCATCCGGAAAGTGATCTAAACCATCCTTACTCGGTTGCCTAGTTCCTTCTTTGTAAGTTTGTTTGCGTAAACATTCAAGCAACTTCTTACAGTCAGGATCTATTGTTAATTTAGTTATGCCGTTTTGACTTTTAAAAGCACTATTGACGGCAGCAATTCTATCTGCTACACTAGGATTTTGATTTCCTACAGTTATTTTATAACCAGCATTCTTTAAAATAATGTGATCTGTAATACCGTGGGCCGCACTGGTCTTTCGTTGTGCTCCAGCCGCATCAGGGTATACATTCTTTCTACTGTGTGGGTAACGACGATTTATTTCAGCAACCATTTCAAAAGTGTTAGTACCATACATCTCTACTTCATCAAATATATGAAGTGTGTCTAGATGCCTATATCCAATAACAGCCGCACCTGGATCAATGTTAAAGTCCATTCCAATTTCTATAAGCGGTAATTCTGTTCTAGGCTTTTGTACAATATTATCGTCATTCATATTATAGTATATAAGACCTGTAAAGTCGATCCATTCAGCCATATACTCTTGTTTAAAAGTTTTTTCGTCTAAGTCTTTTTTGGCTGCTTCTACTTCTTCAGCACTTACTTGTCCACCTTGCAGAGTTGTGAACTGCCAACTTTGCCAATCACTATCCGTATTGTTCCACATATCATAAAAGTAATTTCTACCCTTAGGTGATCCAATTATGAGTGCGTGTCCTTCTCTGTCTGATAATGTTGGTCTTATAACTGCTTGCCAAGTATCATTTAGTTTAGGTATGTCTGCGGCTTCATCTATTACCACAAAGTTAACACCTATACCTCGTATGCTATCCGGATTGTCTGCACTTCGTATCATTATCTGTGAACCGTTTACTAGTGTTATAGTTAGTTCTGATTCATTTACTTTCTTAGTCCAGCGTTTGTCTCGCAAGAATACTTTTAAGTCATCCCATATAATTTGTTTACCCATACGGTAACTAGGTGCTATGTAAAGACATTTTGTATTGGGGAATCGTGCGTGTTTAGCCAATGCGGCTATACTGGCATAACTTTTACCAAATCTTCTTCCTGCGGCAACTACTTTAAATCGTGCAGGTGAGTCTAGTATTTCTCGTTGAGGGGTTGTTAACTTCATATCTATTCATCTTCTTCTATCCACGGTAAAACTTGTTCACCTTGCGTTTGTTCTGCATCTGGATTCATACCAAGCCAATTTTTGCTTAGCCATATCTGCGTTGTTGGGTTTAGTCTGTGTATAGCATTTTCAATCATACTTTCTAACAGTCTATGTTTGAGTTTTTGTCTGCTTCGCTCTACTTCTGAACGGAAGTGATCTCTAAATGTGCCTTCTTTTACTTGAAAGTATTCAGCCATATCTTTGTATGAGCAATGTAGTGCGGCTAATTTACGCACTTCTTCTACAGGAATGATTTGTTTGTTTTGGCCACGACCTACCACAACACCACGCACTGTTTTTTCTGCGTATCTGCGTTTGGGTTGATAAGGTTTGTTTTCTAGTTCGTAAGAATCGTCAAGTTGAACATAGTATTTGCCATCTATCTCTATCCAATCTTCTTTTTGTGGGGATTCCGCGAAACTTGGGTCTTGGTTGTTATCTTCAGTCATTTTTATTCCTGTATATCACTGTTAAGCGTAGTGTGAACGCACAGTTATTTATCAGGAATTGGCTTTTTTACGGGGGATAGTGTGGTATGAGACTTCTGTGAGTCGTAATTTGTCTTCAAATATCCAATGCTTGTTGCGATTATAAGCATCTTTTATATCAAATAGTTCTCTGACTGTGGTTATTTGTTGTTGTGTGGGATTTGGATCTAGTGCTACAGTTCTACACCAATATTCCATTTGTAGTGGCACACTGCCTTTGGTAATAAGTCTTTTTCTTTCTTTTTGTGTTAACTGCATATGGGATATTTATAACCCTACAACATCTATATCACCTAAAGGCGAAACCAACTACAAGTTCTAACACTCGCTTTGCTCGCTCGAACCTTTGTTGTTTAGATACTTCGTATTTGATTACTAGAGAACATATAAAGAAGAATTGATGTAAGGAATTGAAGTCATAAGGAACCATACACAGGTTCCTTAAAAAAAAAGACTTGATGTTAACGATCGATAGCCTTTAGGAAGAGAGTATTTTTACATCTAACGCAATGGATCTCTCACTCACTCCATACTCTCTGAGGTATGCTTTACAGCATTAAGAACTTCGTTACCTTATATGTTCTCTGTTTATGCGTTATGCGATGCTTTTCGTGTATCAACATTTACACTATAGTAATCCGTTCAGTCTAGGGTTCTACTGTGTGACTCCTTTAACTAGATAAATCTAGGGGAGTGTCTTACTATGTTACGAGTGCTGTATTACCAGCCCTTTCTCAGCGGAATTATAACCTGGCCCGCCAGCCTTATGTGTTGATTATTTGAGGGTTCTGTGATGATTTGCCATAATGTGTTTTGCCTTGTAATTCTATTTATGCTTTATCACTAAATTTGATGTAAATTTATGATTTAGGATAAATAATATTGTAGCAACAAATATTATCCTAATATATGCTTTAAGTTTTGCCACTTATTTTTGCTACATAATTAGCGTTTTTTGCCATTCGTTAATTACCCCGGTAAGTATTACCTTAGTGGCCTTCGGTAATACAACTTTAAAACCTCACTATTGTCTTACCTCTAGTGAGGTTTTTTTATATCTTTAATAATCTTACTCGGTTTGCTTGAACTTGTGGTTCAAAATCAATCCACTTATTGCTAAAATACTTTACAGCCATATTCACTGCTTCTACTACATACTCTAATTGTTTTAGTGAGAAGTCATCAGTGCCCTCATCGAAGTTGCTGTCAACACCTTGCAAGAAACTAGCCCAAGTGTTGTATTGTGTTTTTAATTTTGCTTTCTTACTAGGTCTTGGCAAATGATCTTGTGGGGTATCAAAAAACCATTTGTATAAACCTCTTTGTTCAGCATCACCGTCTTTCTGATCTAAGATATGTCCGTAAAACATACTGTACATATATCTCAAATAATCTTTGTCTAGATCATTCATTTTTGCGTATGTGATTGTGGGTAACTTTTTTTGCTTGTAAGCAATTACTGTTTCTTCAGCGGGGAAGTGTTTATTCATTAGTATTTCTCCCAGCCTGCTTCACGCATCATTGTTTCTACTTCTTCAGCGGTCATACTACTACCACCTATGTAATCATCTGGATACATTTCACCTGATCTATATGCATCATAGTCGGGGTGACTTGGGTGATAAAGAGGTGCTTGTTTGTTCCAATACTCGCCTTCTTGCACTGCTTGACGCCATCTAGGAACATCTTCGAATACAGTTTTAGTCAAATGCCAATCAGGATTATGATAGTATGCATCACCGTATTTTGTTTGATGTGTTTCAATTGTTTGCGGATGTAACTTGCGTTCTTCAGCAATCTCATACCAAGTTCTACCATACAATTTCTCATATTTGGTAGGTGTTTTACGACGCTGATAGATTGAACCAAAGTTTCTGATTCTCATCCTTATTGCTTCATCGGTTACACTCTCAGATTTTGCGAAATCGCTGATGTGAAAACCGTATGTTCTTTCAAATTTGTTGTTTATTCTTTTTGCCATTTTATTTCTCCGGTATAACTTTATTTATCTTCTTTGCACATATTTGGGTAGTTAAGTGGCCTTGATTTGATTAGCCTTTAGATTAACATTATTTAACTCTAAACCATATATGCTGGTAATCATATAATCTTCAGGATCTATCATCAACTGCATAGTGCCTAGACAATTGAAGCCAGTCCATTCCGGTTCACCATCTATTTCAGTATAGATATCTTTACCAATACCAATCAACGCACTATCGCCCATAGGCTGGCGGATCATAAGATCATACTTTTCATTGTTAATGATAACTTGTTTGCCTTCAAAATCCATTAAGTTTGTGTCTACAATCTTCATTACGCCACTCCTAACATTTTGCTCATTTTAGCAACTTTTTCTTCATTATCTACTTTGGCTTTGTTTGCCACACTTAGCATAATACCTAGCATATTTCTAAGCACATCTAGATCTATATCACCTTCTTTATTCAATAATTTGTTTTCTATGTTGATAGTAATGTCTTCTTGCAATTCAGAATATTCAAACAACATATCACCTATACATAAATCCATATGTGACTTATGTCTAGCCATAAAATAAGTGCTAAATGTACATAATGGATGTACACAATCTGCGCCTTCTATATGGTTAAAAATACTAAATGTCATATATTTTTTCTGCCAAAATGTTCTTTTACCAAGCAGTTGTTCTGGATTATTTTTGTCCCAAAAGTTTTCATATGACTGGTATTTGCCATTTTTCTTTTCACTGTATTTGTCCTGTACAGTTACTCTGGCCCAAGCAATTATAGGGTAACCGCTAGGATCAGGCGTAAGAATATTCATCTCTTCTAAATTCATAACACTTGATCTACTGCCTATAGTATCACCTGAGTCTTTGTCATAAGCAGTATTTTTAAGTATCTCTGCCATATTCTCAGCAATTTTGCATTGAGGATCAACTTGATCAAATGCAGTCATCTTAGTCCTAGGACTAATGTTTTTTGCTAATTCTTTCATTTCTTTTGTGTTCATAATATTCCTACCTATTAAATGTAAGCATTATTGCTTAACATAGTAGTATTATACACATTTATCTAGTCAATGTCAAGTAAAATAAACACTTTATAGATCAAGAACTTACAGTCATAAAAAAGCCCCTAATACAGATTTATAATAGTAAATGTCAGTTTATATAATAAAAGGAGCCTGTATTAAGGGCTTTAAACATAAAGACTAACAGTGTCCACACATTATTGAAACGCTGTTAGCGTTAACACAACATTATTGTTGTGATAACTTTCTAATTATAACATCTATTTAAGGGATGTCAACCTTTTTTTAAATTAAAAGTGAGGTTTGCAATTTTTCTTGACTCCTGCATCCGCATTCTTGTCTCAAAACCATAACCTCTTTTCTAATCTTTTCCCTTTTTTGCTTGCCTTAACAAGTTACTTTAGAGTATGCAACTATTATAACACCTAGGTGTTAGATGTCAACCTTTTTTTAATCTAATTGTGAGTTTACCCAAGCAAGGGCTCTAGGACCGCCCCATAGGTAATATGCTTGTATGGCTTTGCTTGATTCTAAGTCTAAGCCTTGTGACCTTGCGTTTTCGTAGTTCTCTTTGGCTCTTTCTAAATAACTACGCATTCTTTTGAGTGTGTTTTCAGATAAGTTTGCACCGTTTGCCAATTGATTTGCTCTTGCTAAGCCTACTGCTGTACCTGCTTTTCTACTTGGCGGCACATTCTCCCTGGCTTTTAAGGCTCTTTTAGCGGCGTCTTTTATGTAATTAGGAGCAACTGGCACCTTATACTACCATATTGGCTATAATGCCTGCTAAGGTCGTTACAGTAAGCCCTAGGACCCAAAAAATACGGTTATCTAACTTGTCTAAACGCCCATTGAAGTGTTTTTTGTTTTCTTTCAACTCATCTTCTACTCTGTGTATACAATCGTGTATATGAGCAAGATGAACATCCTTTACAGTTTCGATTTCTTTGGCTAGATCGTTGATTTCTATTACCTCTGCTTTTGTTTTAGGCATATTGCTTCTCTACTGCCATTGCTACTACATCAGTGCTACAGTCTGGGTTATCAACAATAAATCTTACTGCAATATTTAATTTTTCACCCTCTAATGTGTCGAGCAACTCTTTATGCTGTTCAAATATTTGTAGTTCTTCCATCTTTATTCCTCTTCATATCCTATTTTTTCACGCAACTGTTCTAGTTGTGCTTTGTTTTGTTGTATTAACACTGGTATTGGAGTTGAGTCTCCACCTTCTTCTGGGTGACTCCACAACCATTCACTGTCAGCATATTGTTCATTTAATTCATCACACATACTATTTAACCAATCAACTGTTTTACCAGTGCATTTATACACAAATGCTTCGTGCTTGGTTGATCCAAACAACATAGCCCAAGTATTATGTGATATTTCACTGTAATCCACAAACATTATGTTGTTTTTCATATGTGCTTGATAACTCCAAGGACATACTCCGCGTATCTTAGCAAAGTATGTGGCCCAGTTATCCTCTTTTAGATCCTTTCTTTCCACCGCGTTGTGTTTTCTTCTTTTTCTTCATTCCGCCTCTTTGTGACTTTGGCATTGTTATCTCCTTGTTGATCTTCTTGCTGCACCACCTTGTGCAATTTTCATTCCTTTGTTAAAACTACTACTGCTAGGTGATGGCTTTGATCCACCACTTCTAGCATATCTAGCACCTGCTCTATGTCCACCGCAATCTAATTTGCACACAGACCCTTTGTACATTCTTCTACTAGCCATTGCTACTCCTTACATTGTTGCTGAAGTTATTTTCTGCCACGCTGTTCCATTGTAAAAACATACTTGATTAAGTGTAGTATTGTATACTGTATCACCTGACTGTGGACTTGGCAATGCATTAATCTCTGTGGTGGTTAAGTTATGTAATCTAAATACTTCATCTATAAACACTCTTTGATCTGTAAAGTGCATAACAGTTGTGCCATCACTTTGTATCTTTAAGTCATCTGATTGTTCTTCTAAGTTGAACTTCCATTCTTTAGCAGTAACACCTGAACTTACTACTGTGGTTACTGTCATACCTAATGTTTGTGTAACAAAATAGTATGGATCTGTACCACCAATATCAGTGTAACTTACTCTGCTACCACCACTTAAAATGTAGTAGTATGCAACACCACTGAAACTGAAAGCAAAACTCAAATCATATACATTGCTGCCTAGTGCTGTTTCATTACCACTTCCGTAAAATGGGCCGCCGTTGTATATTGATTCATCAATTGTGCTTGGAGCACTTACTGTTGCCGCTAAACCATTTAGAGTACTACCAATACTGCCATCATCATCAAAAGTAAATACTATTTTACCATTTTCTAATGAACCACTTGCACTTCCTGACAGTATACTTCTAACTGGGGTTGTTAGGTTTGAACTGTTGTCATTTCTTTTCAATGCTATTTGCATATCACCTACAACACCTGCATCTACACTATCACCGTTAGTTACAGTAAATTTAGCACCTGCATTTGTGCCTGTGTTAGCATAGTTAATGTTTGCCCACAATGTGGTTGAACCGTCATAAGCAAGTTCTGGTCTAAAACCTGATGCACTCTGTGCTGGTGCAAATGTAACTGGATTGCTGTTACTACCAGTTAAATATAATTCACCATTTTTAAATGCTAGATATGTTTGTGCTTGACCACCTGCTGTTGAAGCCATATACACATCTGTGTTACCTGCAACACCACCGCCCCAAGTATCCCAATCATCTGCGGCTTGTACACTCATATATGAAGGTACAGAATATGAACTTGGTGTTAACTGTTCACCTGTGGTACCCCAAAAACTTATTCTACCTAATTCTTGGTTTGCTCTTGGATATGTATCAAACGCATTATCATTTGAGTTACCGTTTGCACTAGTAAAGAACAGTCTAGGTCCACCTCCACTAATAGATCCTACTTCACCTTGTTCTGTGTTATCTGTGTAACTCTTGAACAACATCTGTGGTTGTATTGGATTAGTTGCAGAAGTTAAACCGTCCCACATTAGGTTCATACCAAAGCAACCTACTTGATCATTCTCACCTCTGTTGGTAAGTTGAGTGTTTTCACCTATTGTTATACCTTTTGGTGCGTTTAACACTGTTATATCATTTGTTACTGGTGTTTGACCTATCATAAAGGTACTCAATGTCATTGAGTAATCACTGGCTGTGCCTGCGGTAATTATATCAAAGTCTGTTGGTACTGGTCCTGATGCTGGATATCCAAAAGGTGTGTTTCTAACTGATCTAAAAAATAAAGCACTATCACTACCACTACCTAGTGATCTCAATTGACTTAATAATTTAATAACTAAGCCTGTGGTAGTATCAACTAAGCCTGCATCTAGTATTATACCATCTGTGGTGTGAGTAAATGATGTTGTTTGGGTTGCTGGTTGGCTCATTTCAACTGTGCCAGCACCTGAGTCAACACTTACCACATAAGCATCATCTGGGAATATAATTAAATCAGTACTTCCTGGAGTACTTGCACTAGTACCATTTGCTATTACTTGTCCTACAATTATATCACTTACTGCTGCTGTTGTACTGTCTATACCTCTTACTACACTTGTGATAGTCATAGTGGTTGAACCTGATACTACACTACCATCAATTTCATACCATTCAAGCGAATCTGTGCCACTATAAGAAATAGTAGTGCTTAGTCCGTTACTGTAGTTAAACACACCAAAGCCTTTACCGGCAATGTTTGCTGTTTCAGTTACAGTACTGTTTATACCAAATTTACTTGTTACTATAGTACCATCATCACTGTTAAATGTTAAGCCACTACCACTTTGTGCTGTGAGGCTGTTAGTGTTACCCAGTGCTGATGTTGTAGCAAGGACGCCACTAGTGACTGTGATGTTTTCTGAACCTAGTACATAACTATCAATTTTGCTTTGTACTCTACTATCAGTGTAGTATAAATTAGTACCTTCTGCTAAGTCAGTTGTTGACTTGGTTGCTAGTCTTGTATCAAATCTAGCATCTGTGTAATATAAGTTAGTACCTTCTGCTAAGTCACTTGTTGATGTTGGTATGTCATAAAATGTGCTACCATCGTTTGTGAACTGCCATTTGTCTGCGGTTTCATTCCATCTTAACAGTGTGCTAGTGTTTTGCGGTCTGTTTGCTATAATTTCTACTGTGGCATTTGTAGCCGCATTAGCATTTAGTGTGATACTTTGATCTCTTACATATAAGTCTTCAACATTTCTATAGTTTAAATTACCGCTTACTTCTATGTTACCTGTGACATCAACATTACCTGTAAATGTATGAGTATCTGTGGCTAATGAACCTGCACTAATTCTGTCTGCTATTACAACATTACCTCTCTCAACATCTATTGCAGGTAAAAGATTATACAGTGGATCTGCACCATAAACTTTTAAAGTACCTGTTTGAGTTTGTCCCTCACCAATACTATCACTACCTACTCTAAAGGTTTTCAAAGATGTTGTGCCTTGTGCCTGTTGAAATGCCTGTATAAAAGCACCATCGCTGTTGCTTACAGTAAATGCGTCAAGGTTGAAACTGCCGTCTGCATTAAATTTAACATCTAATGCACCTTGCGATTCAATGTTTGTGGTTTTAAATGTGTTTGCAGAAATATTTGCTGTGCTTGAAATATTACTATTACTAGTAACAGTGTTTTCCATATCCAAGCCATTTGTTTCGATATATGCCTTAATAATTTCTAGAGTTGCATTATCAATTGTTCCTGATCCTGTGATAACTGTAGCATAGTATTCAGAACCATCATAAAGAACATTCAATGCACTCCAAGCATCTGCTGTAGCATCTAATGCTGTAAATTCGTTTGTGAAATTCCAATTTGTCCAATTGCTAGGTGTTGTAGTGGTATCTATTGTACTGCCACCTATTCCGTCTTGTGTGAGTAATATAGTTGCACTACCACCAGTGCTTATGTTTGCTAATGTAATGCCTGTAATATCGCCTGTTAGTGTTACTTGATGGATAGTACCATCGGCGATGTTTACTGAAATATCACCACTAAGTGTTCCATTGTTAACTACTGTTTCTTGATATTTTTTAAGAGTTAAGTCATCGAGTGTTTGTTCTAAGCCTATTACACCTGTGGATGCATTATATGTAATTGGTGCTACATTAGATAATAATGCTCTAATTTCTGCACTGTCTGCTGTTATAGCACCAGTTGAACTATTGTAGTCTACCCCATTGCTACCACTAAAGTGTGCTCTTGTTTCTGCAGCGGTTACACCATTGTATGTGATAACACCTGTTGGTTCATCATAACTTAAACTACCATCGCCACCATTGTTGGCAACACTAATAGCGGCTCTTACTAAGTTGTTTGCAACAAAGGTAGTTTCACCTACCTTAATAGTGCTTGTCGATGTGGTTACATCAACATTGCTTGTGGTTGTGTCGACATTTATACTGGTTGTATTTGCTGAAAGTACTATATTAGCCATATTATACTCCTTACGCTACTGTCGATACTGTTACTGTTATGTCTGCGGCTCCGCCACTGCCCATATTAACATCTAGTAATTGGATTGTGTCAGCGGCATTGTATAATGTACCTCTTGATATAAGATCTATGTTTGTTACCCCACCGGCAGTTACTTGTACACTAAATGTTGCACCAGTACCTTCGCCGTTACTTAGGCCTGTTACTGTGTAAGCACCTGGCACTCTATCACTATCAGTTGAACTGTTATCTGTAAACGATGCTACTGCACCTACGCCAATTGGCACATAGTTAGTACTAACTGCAGGATCACCTACTGTTACACCTGGTTCCCAAGTTTCTATGACTGCCCATCTGTGTGATTCTTTTACTGGTGGAGTTGCATCTGATGCCCATTCAAAACTAACTACTGTCATCACAGGATTTTTTCTTGCATTTGGTAATAATGGTCCTGTGTATCTTTCTTCTGGTATTGTAAAATAAATTACTCCTGATGAAGCATTTGTTTCATTAATATATGTTCCTGCAGGAATAGTTGTACTACTATTCATATAACCTGTGATTATACTGTCTGCAAAATTTGGTAATTTACTAATACGGTCGTAAGCAATATTGTCTAAAACTAGACTTTGTTTATCTGCTGTAAATGTCCAGCCACTAACATCGACATTAAAGTCGTATGTAAATGTTTTTTGACTGCGTGGGAAAAGGTTGATAACTTGTACATTATCTGAACCACCGATGTAAGATTGAAAGTCTAATAGACGAGATGACATAATTTTGAACTCCTAAGGGATTAGACGATAACACTAAGGTATTATCGAAATTAATTTAATACTATTTATGCAAATTGTGTAATTTTAACTGTCAATTGATCTACTAGCAACAAAATAAGGATATCTAACTTGTATAGTACCGTTGTTACCTACACTTGGAGTAACTGTGACAGTTAATAAATCCGGACCATAACTATTTGGCACTGTAGCACCTGATGTTGTAGTAGCACTTCCGCCTTGTCCATATGCGTTTTGTGGATGCTGATACCCGGGGCCTACACCTGTTTTAGGATCGTTAGTAGAGTTAAATGTATTCTGCCATTCTACATCTCTATTTGCTAAACCAGCAGCATCGCCTGGGAAGGCAGATCCGTTACCACCTATGCCGAAAAAGAAGGATCCGAGGGTTGGTGCTGTTGCTGGGACATTATCATAAAACCATCCGGATACACTAGGGAGTGGTGTACTAACTACAATACCGTCAACAATAATAGGAACTCTTGCTGATCCCCATCCTCCTGAGTCATTATCAGGTGGGCTACCTGGGCCGACATAACCGCTGCGGGGGAATTGTTGGTATTTAGCACCCGTCATATCTTGGTCAGCATTAAAAATATATCCAAATCCTGGATCCAAGTCAGGAAGGCCAGCACCAAGCGTTTGTACTCCCATACCACCGCCACCGCCACCGCCTGCTCTTTCATTAGTGCGAGTAACTGTTTTTTCAGATGCACCGAAGCCGGCACGGTAGTATGAACCTGGTTCATAAACTTGTCCTGATTCTACGCCGAGGCCGCCTTCTACAGTGTATCCTAAGAAAGTGGTATTACCACCATCACCTGCTACATAATTTGTACTTGAAGTTCCAATTGCTCCGCCTTTTCCTATTGTGCCATTGTATGCGCCTACACTTAAATTTGCTAGTGGCACATCAAATCGTAATGTATTACCACCAGCACCACCATTAAGTCCCATAAATTTCCAAGGTTCGTATGTGTATGTATTATCGCCAGTACCACTAGTAAATGTAGGCAATGATGTATTTGCACTGTTTGTGCCACCACCGCCACCTACTATTACTACTTGCATTTCTAAATTAGCATTACCAGTGTATTCGCTATAATCGCCTAGGCTAGTTATATTCATTGTTATATCTGTATCAGTGGGCGAATTTAATGTATTTGTAAAGTCTGCAACTTGATATACTGCGGCGTTACCACCTGGATACAGCGTTATTAGTTTTTTGCTACGAGCACCTAATAGTTGTACAGGTTGTAAAGCCGTAATAGTATGTAAATCACCTTCAACTAAAACAGCACTACCCCTGGTTATATTTGTTCTAAATTCAGGATTATTAGGACTACCTAATCCATCTAATAATTGTATGTCAAATGATCCTGAACCATTACCATCTATAGACACTGTGCCGTTTACACTTCCGTTTTGAAAGTCTAAACCTGTTAAGTTTGTTTCAATTTTAAAAGTTAATGTGATATTAGGTACATTAGTGGTAACTGCATAATTTACAGTATGGCTATTTGTGAGTGTTTCTACAACCGAGACTACAAGATCAAAAGGAGTACCGCCACTATTGACGCCTAGTGTCCTGTTTTTATTGACTGCAATTTTGCTACTACCTAATGGCATATATTCTCTCCGCTTCTAGTATTTACCGAACAATAGCATTTCTTCTTGCATATTGTTATAAAGTACATCGTTAAATTTATCTATGGGTTTGCCTAGTCCAAAATAATTATATTCTTCTAAGTTTAACCTTCTAAAACCACCTGTTGTAATATCACCACCTGATTTACCTGTGTGACTAGTTATGAGTGCATACTTGATATTACTATTTTTAAAGTTATCAATTGCTGTTGTTATATCTTCTATGCTTAGGTGATATAAACAAGCCCTGCACATCCATAAATCAACAAGTGGGAATGTGTCTAGTGTGATATCAAATACACTTAGATTTGGCATTGGGTTTACTTCAACAAACTTAGATACTAAGTCACCACCAGTGTATTTGGTGTTACCTAAATCACATTCTTTAATCCAATTACCGTCTCCACAAGGTGCATCAAACATTGTTTTAACATTGTATTCTTTTAACAGTTTAGGTAAGTTGAGTCTTATGTTACTGGTGTGTTCTATAGTTGAACCACTGCCGCTCATAGTTTCTTTTTTACTAGACCAATTGTTACTAGCCTTTAAGAAGACATCAGCCTCCACAACTATTCAGCGTCTGGTAGCACTAAACGACCGTTACTGTTAGCCGCATATTCATCAATGTCTATAACTTCAGCATTTACAAGTAATTTTCTACTTGGGTGTCCTATGTAATTGCCCTCTTCGTCAAACATTCTCAGTATTAATCCATCATATATCATATCTTTATATCCTTAACTTGGTTGTGTTGGCCATACAATGCCAAAATCTTGTGTAACACCAGCATAATCAAAGTCTCGCAATGCTTGTCTGTATGTTTTCCACTCTTCTTTCTTAGCATCAGTGAGAGGTGAGTCTACTCCTACTGTCCAATCACAGGCAGTAAGCAATGCATTTCTTTTTTGTTTTGCTAAATCACTTGCACTAGGTGCATACTCTGGTAAATGCCTAGCACTGGGAGGTGTTGTGCTTAAATCTAATTCTTGTGTTCTACTGTCAGTCACTGAGCCAGTGATTGCACTTTCTAATATGTAACTCATATTCATATTAGCATTTAGTTCACATAATTTTATTGCTTTGGCTTCTTTAATTTTCTTAATATAATAAATATTGCCGGTAACATTGTTGTATAATACATATTTTTCCATTAAAAGAATCCTCCAATATCTAAATATACATCTGATTTGGTAATACGCTTGTCTAAGTTTGTGACATTGAAACCACGCACAGAGGAACCTGGATCTGCTAAATCACTGTTACCCCAATTTTCTATAATCATTGCACTTGGCACATAGGCTTTAGTAGCACTTGCTGGTGGTAAGCCTAATGATACTGCTATATCACTACCTTCTGCTGGTGATATTTCATACTTAAAGTTTTCTGTTAAAATAGGTATTGAAGTAATGCCACTGGCTTGTATACCTGCAGGGAAGTAATATTTGTCTATTGCTGCATTTGCATTTGGTGTATATTTGCCATTTGCATCAATATCAAATTCTTGATATCCCACACGCCTACTAGGCAAATATGACACTTGGTTGCCACCTGGGTCAATACCACCTAAAGGCTGTGCTGTGTTGATTGCACTAAACAATCCATAGTCCATTCCGCCTAAGTCAATGAGATCTGCTGGACTAATTCTACTATTTTCAGTGAACAATGTTGCGTCAACTACTTGGCTGTTTGCTACATTGGTGTTTGAGTCTGTTTCATCATATTGTAATCCAGCCTGTACATCACCTATTGTACCTCTGGTAATACCACCTCTGTTATTTAATGCTATGTTTGCTGTGTTACTTTTTATACTTCTGTTACTGCCTACACCACCAAACTCTAATTGTAATTCTGCTAATACATCAGGTGATAATGGTCCTACTGGGAAAGCAGGATCTTGTGGTATTGGATCTGGCTGTGGTATAGATACATTAACTACTTCGCCTGGCACAAAAGTACTGCCTGTTGTTGGGAAGATTGTTTGCATCTCTGGCTCATAGTTACCCACACCTGGTAAATTTAAGTTAGCAAGTATTTTGTCAATGTCAGGTATGTTTGGTATAGTGATAGGGAAGTTGATACTTGGTATGCCTGGTCCACCTGCACCTGGTCCGTATATTACATTACCAATATCCACATTGGCTAAAACATTACCTGTTGGTGGATCAACAACATTTGCCACATTACCTAGCGGATCATCCACAATGACTATATTGCCAATAATGTTTGCTATGTTTGAGTAATCAATATTACCCCATATGCCTGTCCACCATCCTGGGATAAGACTTACTCCCGGTGGAGTTTGACTTTGCACCACTTCGTGTTCGTATACATCATCACTGTATTCTAATAATACCACACTTACTACTAACATACTGTTAGGGAGTTCTTTTTCTACTGTACGCATAACTCTATACAATTTATTGCTAAAATTATATGTTGGTTCTGTTACTTTTACTATGTCACCTACATCAACTTGTATTGCACTGTAGTCTGCATCAAATGTGAGTACTTGGTCAACTCTACTTTGACGCAAATCAATATTTGCCAAGTTCTTGACTCGAGGTGCATCGTTTACTATATCATATCTAACATTTAGTCCATTGTCTGGCTCGTTAGCATTTCTATCAACACCAGGTGTAGCCACATACACAGTACTGGTTTGATCTTTTTGATTTACTGCAGGATACTCTGCTTCAATGCTGTTATACATACTGTATAGTTCTGTTGAAGCAACATCAATTTTATCTATAATGTTATTGTTATCAAACACATAGGCAGCATTTTTCTCTGATGTTGTGGCGGCTCTGTTAGGCACTACACTAAATGAACCTCTTTTAGGATTATATGAAAAGAATGTGTTACTGGCTTGACATATTTGATCAATGTTGTCTTTGACTGGTTGATATGTACTCATCATACCATCAATTTGCCATCTGTTATGCTGTAGTGTTACATTTGCTGTTGATATGTAGTCTACTTGCTCTGAACAGTAATCAAACATATCATCAAAACTAGGTAAGTCTAATTCACTGCTACTAAGGCCTGCACCATAGCGGTCGTTTTGACAATAGTCTAATAATACATTTGCAGGATTAGTTAAACTGTTTGTGATATCATAAGTGATTTGACCCAATCCTGTAAGACCATTTTCTGCGTCATAATCTACTTCAAATATTGCATAAACTAAGTCTTCGTAATTTGTGCTACTGTCTATTGTGGATAATAATGTTTGTGCGGCTACTTTGCCTGTTGCAGGGAATATTTGGTTAGCACTGCTTTGTGCGTTACCTGCATACACTCTACAACGCATCTTACCATTTACATTGTTACTTGATGTTGCGTTAGGGTCTGTGATACTGCTAACACTTGCACCTGTAAAATTAAGTTTAGCATCACCTCTGTATATGTTGTTTACAGTGTATGAGCCAGTGTCTGTTTTCTCACCAATAACATAAGCATACACCATAGTGTTATTTCTATTTTTGATGCCGGCATCTACTGCAATTGCACCTGTGTTTACTCTACCATAAAACACTGGCACTCTATTATCTGTGCTAGGTTGTAATTGTACTTTTACACCTGGATCTTTGGCCGCTTGTATGCTGGGGACTTTGGGTCCTAGTACTTTTGCTGTGGCTATTCCTAAACCACCTGCTACAAGAGCAACACCAATTGTGGCTCCTATACCTAGTGTACCTGCCATAAAGCCCTGAAATGTTGCCACAGCACCCATTGTGGTAAAAACACTAACGATTGCACTTGCTATTGCTGTAAAAACTGCCATCTAAACTCCTTGGTACACAAAATTGTGTTCTACTTTCTTCCAGCCTCGTTTTTCGAGACCTAATTCCGGTGATATATCCATCATTGTGAGCATAAACTCATCTACTACACCTGCTTCTTTCATCTTAGTACCATACTCAATGTATTTCTTAAGTAATTTGTACCCTAGACTGGTGTGTCTGTAATCTTCTTCAACCCACCAAGCCCATTCTCTTAATGTTTTAACTTCGGGTAACCACGGATCTGCATTTACATAAGCAATCAACATACCTTCTATGCGTTCTTCGTGCTCACCTACTATTATACATCCGTTTTTGATTACTTCGCACAGCAATCTTCTCACATAAGTATCATTGTACTGTGGATTATGATGTGCTTGTAGTGGTGAACTGTTTGCAAAGTTAATCATTAATTCCATTATTCTATCAAAATCTTGTATTGTTGCTCTTCTTATCTTCATATCTTTATATCTTTACCTATGTTGTTGGTTACGGCCACCACCACGGCCTCGGCTACCGCCTCCGCCATATCCACCACCACCTGATCCACCTGCACCATTTGATTCTCTACCGAAGTCAAATTGTATATTGTGTAAATCTGGTACTCGCTTAAATGTTTGATCACCTGGGAATAATCTATCTCTGTCTATTGGTGATGTGCGTTGTCCTGATGTTTTGTTTTCTAGTATGGTTACAATACTACTGCAACTCACACTCACGGAGTTTGTTCTGTCACCTTCTAGTATATCATAATTTTCTTCAATTTGTAAGTTGGTGATAACGCCTCTAAATCGTTGTACTACATTACCTGAGTCTAAACTAAAATCATCATTAAAGAATGCTCTGCGTACTATTACTTCACCACCTTTGACTTTTGTGTCAAGTACAGCATCTAGGTTTTCTTGTGGTACACCACTTAGTGTAATACCAATATCACCGTTTGTGGTTTTGATATCATCTTGTATTTCGCCTAGTTGTAAAAAAGAACCTAACTCAGTGTATGTATTACCATCAAATGTGATAGGCTTAAATGCTGAACTAACATAATACACATTGGCACCAAATGTTAAATCTAATAACAGTGCGTGTTTGATGTTTAGTTCGTTATCAACTGCTGGTATACTAGTACTCATTAACCGTCCTCTTTTCTAATAACTTCTACTAATTCGAAATCTGTGTTAAACACTACTCTATCGTGTGGTACAACACTGTATGTTGGCTTGTTTACCATTTTAACATTCCAAGTTACATCTTTACCTATTAGTATAGCCTTGCCGCTTACTGTGTATCCGTCTTGTGCTATAAAAGGTCTATGTAAAGGTACACTAACACTACTACCGCTCCAAGCAACATCTGCTGTGACAAAATATGGATATCTATAACTGCTACCCAGTGATATCAAATCACCTTTCTTAAACAAGTTACCACTGCCACTTGCACTGCTAGTGTTTACTACTAATGTACTACCACTTGCACTTGTTGCTGACAGAGAGCCTGTAAAACTATCACCTAATGCATTTGTAATATAACTCATACCAGCATTGGTAGAGCCTATGTCGATGTTTTCTTCAACAGTGATATCTAATGTATTCAATGAACTAATTAGATCTCTGTTTGTGCTATATGCTAAGCCTTCGTGCATACCTACTGTAAATTTAAAAGGCACACTACTTGCAAATTCTGATGTGAGCAATCTACCACTTCTACTCATAGATTGTCCTGCTATTTTCTTCTGCTCAAAACTTATAAATGTAGCATTGTCAATTATTGTTTGTAAACTCATTATGCTGGTAACCTCCTCTGGCCTACTCTGGTGATGTTATATATAAACTCTGGGTCCTGGGCTACTAGTTGTTTGAAACTTCTTGCATCTACTGCATTGATATTGTATGTTACTGCTTGAGTACCGCCACCTAATGCATTGTTAGGTGTAATTTGTCCACTTGCACCTGGTGTAAATAATTCTGGTCCACGCTCACCTACTAGATATGGACGATTCTTCATCACACTACCACCGTTTGCTTTAGGACCACCAAAGTTAATCAATCCTTTACCGCTAAATCCTTCAAAACTACCACCTGCACCAAATTGTATTCCAAATATACTGCTTAACAGTGGTTGTATAACTGCTAGTCTAAGTGCTTGTGATATCATCTCTGTGACTAAGCCTTTAAAGTAGTTCTTAAACACATCACCTGTGCTTTGTCCTTCCATTAATGCACTTGCTAAGTCATCGCTTAGTTTCTTAGTGCTTTGTTCGAATGTTTTAAGTACTTCTAATGCACCATCGGAATAGGCGCCGAACTGTTTTGCAAGTTCTTCCATTGTTTGGTTGGTACTTTGTGCAATTGTGATTAATGTGTCATCACCTGTTTTTGCTAACTTCTCTTGTATCTGTCTTTGTGCTTCTTCAATTTGTATAGCACCCTCTTCAACACCTGCTAATAAGTTTGCTATGAAATCTTGTGCTGTGGTAACTGGCAAGGCAGTGCCTAAGTCTTCGAAACTTTCTTTAACTCTGTCTAGTCCACCTGTTCTTGCTTTGTTTGCGGCTGCTTGTATGTTTTCAAAGAATAATTGTATATCATCATTGCCTGTTGCAATTGATATTAGTTTACCTATACCTGTGCCTAAGAAAGCAACTGCTTCAACAACACCGCCAATTGCTTTAACAGCAAAATCCATCACTGTGGCTATAACATTACCAAATTTGTCTTGTATAAAGATTGCCAAACTCTTAAATGTGTTAAACAACATAGTAATAAAGTCTACAACAACAGCACCACCTGTTAGCATTTGTTTAAATGCTCTAACTACACCTTGTCCTATTGCGTTACCAAAGTTTGTGATGGCTACTTTGTTCTCATCAAATATGCTTACTAGTTCTGTTAAGAATACTTGAAATGTGGGTAGCATTGCTTGTCCGATACTGTCTCGGAATGCTGTAAATCTATCTGATGTCTGACTTAATGCACCAGTTAGAGTATTGTTTAATTGTACTGCTGAGCCTTCAACTGTTTTACCAAACTCTTCAAATTTCTTTCTTGTTTCATCTATACTGTATGTTACACCTGCTTGAAATCCTGCAGCACTTAACACACCTTTTTCTCTGAACACATCAGCGGCACCTGCACCTGCTGTAAAGGATCTCTGTAACTGTCCTGCCGCTACTTCAAAAGGAATACCAAAGTTAGCCGCTAAGTCAGCCGCTAATCTCATATTGTCTTCTAATTCACCAATTGTACCACTCACTGTGGTTAAGGCTGGGGCACTTTGTGCTAATGCTTCAAATTCAAATGGTAAGTCTTCTGCTACCTTTTTGATCTTTGCTAATGCGGCTGCACCACCTTCTGCACTACCTACTAGGTTGCTTAGTGTTACTTGTACATCCTGAAAGCCACTTGCTGTGCTTAGTGTAGCACCTACACCTTTAAATGCGGCTCCT